GCCCAGTTTTACAGGATCTTCTTCTCGGTAACGCGCGAACATCTCCTTCGCCGGCATATCAATCTTTTGATCACCGAGATACAACTTCGATACGTTATTGAGACTGTACGAATCAAGTTTGTATCCCCTTTTCACTTCATGAAACATATCGAACACGAATCGTCCGGACATCGGTAAAAGTTTAAGAACGTTGTCACCGAGGGCACTCGAACTCAACTTTTTAATCGACAGTTCACATTCCTGACTCTTCAACTTTCCAAGTTTGAAAAATTCGGGGTCACACCCCACCATGAACGCCCGTGTATAAATGTACTCAAGATCGAACCCGAAGATGTTCCACCCAGTGAGAATATCCACATCCTTTTCGTGAAGATACCTTTGAAACGCCTCGAGCATCTCACGTTCCGTGTCAAAGCTGACGACATCAGGACCCTCCGTCTTCTTGTAACACAAGCACGTCTTCTCGTATGGTTCATCGCTCCCAAATTTACATAACGAAATGGCAATTTGAAAACAGGCATCATCCTTCACGTTGGGATCGGGAAACTTTCCAGTGGAGCTGTTACACTCGATATCAAAGGATGCTACAACGAATGGTGCGATATCGTCCCGCGCGATGGGTTTGAGTGTTCTCCAGTCGTTACAGAAAAGATCGACATCGACCTTCGACAAGTGTGTGCGCACACAACTGTCCCCCGAGTTAAGCCATCCAGTCGATTGAATACCAGTTCGGTGCATCAGACGAAGAACTGGATCGATGTTGGATTCGAAAACCTTAAAACGTTCCATACCATTGGACATCTGTATCGCATTTTTCAAGATATAATCAACACGTCGACGACTTTTTAAATTTTTGAAATCGAGTTTCATGTACGCAAACTCTTTATTATTTTGAAAACCCCAAACATCTTTCGACTTCATAATTGAATATGACACGAGACATTCGGGACACTTCTTATCAAGAACATGATAGATTTCTTGTACCGTCTGTGGTGTTACACGCTCGGGTAGTTTGATGAAGAAGTACGGTGTGAATGCCGTCGTCACACAAATAGATCTTCCATCCTCCGTCTTTCCAAAAATGCTCACCAGATGTTCATCATCTGTGTCGACTGTTTCCCACGTGAGTGCCTGAAACTCTACACCCATTCTCGTTGTGTATACATCGACCGAAAATTTTAATATCATTTACTAATAAATGTCTGCTGCTTTAATTGACCTCGTCTCGGTCGGAGCCCAGGATGTATACATCACTGGTCAGCCCGAAGTGAGTTTTTTCCGTCAAAATTACAAGAGGTATACCAACTTCGCGATTAAGCCAGAGAGGCTCGATTACATCGGTACTTTCGCGAGTGGCAACGAGGTGACCATCCCAATCAAGTCCAAGGGTGATCTTTTGAGCTATGTGTGGATCGAGGGGGATGATATCGGTGGTGTCGGTAACTCGAACTCCGGTTTCTTCGACAAGGACGAATCCACCACCACCGAGTTCCAACTTTGGGTCGGTGGCCAAAAGGTTGCCCAAATCGACTCTCTTTACATTCAGGGTGTTCACAATCTTCTGTACAAGGATACTCAAGCCAAGGCTTCTTGTGCGCTCACTCTCGATGAGTGCCCCCAGAATGCGCTCGGATCTTCCACTTCCGCGAACCACTACATTCTCCCATTTTTCTTCAGTGACGATTGGACCAAGTCTCTCCCTCTCGTGGCCCTTCAGTACCACGATGTCGAGATTCGTGTCAAGTGCCGTGGGGGTACTTTCGCTCCCAGCAACGTCAAGGTATATGGTACGTACGTGTACCTCGATACAGCCGAACGTGAATTCTTCACCAACACCGAGCACGAGATTCTCTTCACCCAAACCCAGCATCAGCTCATGAATGCGGCTGATACGGAGGTTGATCTCACGTATTTCAACCACCCAGTCAAGGCTGTCCACGTCGTCTCTTCGGAAGCTGATACGAACAAGTGGTCCACGAACTGGTCTTTCGACACCGCCACTCTTTACATCAACGGCACACCCCTCTTCGAGAATATGTCCTCGACCTTCCACCACAACGTCGTGCCAGAGATGCACTGCTCCATTCTACCCCAAGATGCACTCAGCACCGTGTCTACATTCACGTGGCCATTCTGCATCACTATGAACAAGTCGCAACCCACCGGTACCCTTAACTTCTCGCGCATCGATAACGCGAAGCTTTCCCTCACTGGTGGCACTCGTGTCGGTAACATGGTTCGTGTCTATGCGGTCAACTATAACATTCTCCGTGTGAAGAATGGTATGGCTGGTGTCGCTTTCGGTAACTAAGTAAAACATAGATTAGTAAAAAATTATGTAAAATGGTTAAATCTTCCTCACGACCCCGTAAGGCGTCCAAGTTCGTCATTGATCTTGGACCTGAAATCGACAAGGTCGTCAAGAAGAAAAATGCAAAAATCAGGAAACAGAAAGTGATCATCGCGGAATTGAAGGATAAGCTCCGAAACCGGTCGGATGATATGAAGTCGAGAAAACACAAACTCATCATTTCAAGTCTTCAAGAAAAGGTGATGGAGGCGGAAAAGCGTGCTATCACGGCGGAAAATGAAACGCGTCAGTACAAAGCTCGCCGTGCCGGTATAAATAATAAAACGCTCGAATATGCATTCAAGCGGTTAAGAGAGGGGTATTCACTTTCGAAGATGAAACCGAGTACACATCTTATCATTCAGCAGTCGGGACGATGGGAGGAAGCTCGTTTAATCAGTGCTCGCTTCAAGGTTTGTTAAGATTTCATTCGTCTTATCAAACATGCGCTCAAAGTAGCGAGTCGTGTATCCCTTCTTGAGACGAGTGTTGTCGGTAGACCCCAATTTCAGGGACCGCCACAATTCAAGACGATCCTCCAGGAATGTCTTAAATTTTTCGGGGTCGTTTGTGGACTTGAATCGAACCTTTTCATTCTCAAGTGCCTTGTTCGTTGCGGTTACACGGGCATCCATTGAACGCTTAGCATACTCATCAGGAGTGAGACGAGTGGACACATCAGCTGTTTTCTTGTTCATACTGATACTTCTAGTATTGTAATCTTTATACCTAAGTCAGACCCAAATGGGTAGAGTTCGGATCAAAATGGAGTCACTCTTTTTTGTTCAACCACAAGACTTTTTTAAATGTCCAGCTAGAGTAAATGATACCGTACCTGCTTCTCGGTGGACTCGGGGCCCTGACCGTTTATACCATGAGTGGAAGCCAACTCATCGCATCAAAAAAAGCAAAAAAGCTCATCAAATCGGGAAAAATAAAACGCGTTATCGACGTACGCACCGACGCGGAATGGCGTCTCGGGCATTATCCTGGCGCAGTACACATACCAGTCAACAAAATAACCAAGAAGTCGACATCTAAACTTCCTAAAAAAGGTCTACTCGTCTACTGCAATACTGGGCAACGGGCCAGATTTGCGGCAGAGAAATTGGAAAAACTCGGCTTCAAGGATGTCTACTACATCGCTGGACTCTATACAGATTTACTCTAAACCCATAGTATCGCATTCTTCTTTTTCTTCTTACCCAACTGTGTCAGTCTGTGAAGTACGACTAGATAAAAGATTCCCACTGGAAGAACCTTCATTAATGTAATCGTATATTAATTTTTAAACTTGACACCCAAAACTCTTCGCAACTTTTGGAGAATCGCCGGATCTGGAATAGCTCGACCCGACTCATAAGAACCTATGATACTCGCATTCACACCCACCGCGATTGCTAAATCTTTTTGTGTTTTGAAACCTTTAGCAATACGTCCCTGTTGAATCATCTTTGCCACGGAAAGTGAAACTTTCTTGTGTGTTCCCAACTCTTCACGTTCCAATTTTTGATCCTTCGTCACTTCACGGTGTGGTTGAGGTGAGGGCTTAGCAACCTTTCCATGGATGACGACCGGTGTCCAATCTTGGTGACTCATTATAATGTTACCACCCGTTTCGTTTTTAAGATCCTTTCCAAACGTTCCTTTTCACGTCGCATAAAAATATTGAGTTCCATGACCTCACCGTTAAGTTTAACTTTACCAGCCTGCCTGGTCCATACAGTCTGTTCAACTCGCACCATATCAACGCATGACATTTTCATATCTGGTACATTGCTGTGATACACTGCGAGTACCATCGCATCTCGCTTTGTTTCTTTCGGGAGATCTCCTGTGTGACATATGACTACATGAGCACCAGAATATCCCGCGACATGCATCCACCAGTATCGAGGACTACTGAACATAGTGAGATTATCATTGTCCTTAGCATTTTGTCCCACACGTATGACCGTACCATCTCTCGCGGTGTATTCAAGCATGAGTATTCATCTATTTTTTTCCTTATGTTTTATTAATGCACGTCATCTTACAACCGAGTCCATCCATCACACATAAACTTAGAGTGACACTTCCAAATAAGCGAGCTATTGATTTTGGTGAGAGGGGTGTTCAGCATTATCCGGATCATGGTAATCCTAGGCTTATGCGTGCACAACTTATTAGAAAGGGTGCTGTCCTTCCTAAGAAGCTGCGAATCGAAAGGGATCAGGGTGAGATTCATAGGGAAATGTTGAAAATTTCGGAAAGTTCTCAGGAAGATTGGGAAGACTTCTTCCGAGCTGAATATTGGGAAAGATGGTTGTTATATACGTACCCTAACGTGACAAAGGCGAAACTCTTCATGACGATGCGTCATGGTATTTTATTCATGCCTACAGCAGAAGATTTCTGGTTCTGCAACGACACGTTTACTGACCTGTAGATCCAAATCCACCGGATCCACGTTCAGTGTCTTCAACAATACTAATTTCCTCGATGGGAGGTGTTTCACACCTCTCCAAAACAAGTTGAGCAATACGATCGCCTTTCTTGATTTCAAAGTCTTTTTCGCCATGATTGAACAGAACGACTTTGATTTCACCGGTATAATCAGGATCGATGACACCCGCACCGACGTTGATACAATGCTTTACCGCGAGACCAGACCGAGGTGCCACGCGCCCGTATACACCGGGTGGAAGAACGACTGTAATACCGGTTCCTACGAGAGCTCGGCCAGCCTGGCACGGAACCACGGCATCTTCGGAGCTATATAAATCATATCCCACAGCACCATCAGAACCACGAGTAGGCACAATAGCATCATAGCACAATTTCTTGACTCCCAGGGACATCTATATTGTCAACGGTTCAAATCCTTAAGCTTTGGTGTACTTCTTCTTCTCGTCATCAGAAAGTGCTCGCCACATCTCACCGAGCTTAGAGCCAATCTCAGTAAACGTCAGGTCTGGAAAATCTTTCACGACGGTGGGGCGAACCTTCTTCACGAAGTTCATGTACGCATTCGGTTTACGCTTGGGTTTGGTCTTGTCTGTCATTATATTAATACATTAGGTTTTAATCTTTAATGCCGGATTTTGCTTCGTATATGTGAGTAGACAAATTCCACAACTAAAAACGTTTATGAAAATCTGGAGTGGGTACACAAACATCTTCACGGTGATAGGATGATCTGAATACGCGTGTAAAATGAATGCCGTGAAAAACGTTTCATAAAAAACTCTTATCATCATGTTTGAAATGCGATACACTATGTCAACCAATTCGTGAATAGTTGTCGAACGAGGAAGAAGTCTTCTAAGGGTCAGAATACTCGTATCTATTTCAACGAGACCGCCGAGACTTACGATGTACGCTTCTTCTGGGTACAACATCGCCCGAGAAAGTGCTAATAGGCATACGATATGATGACAAACGATCAGGTCCCTGTACGAATGTGGATTAAACGCATTCCACATGAGATCGAGACTCATGTAGGTGAAAAGTGCGTGTGTCAAAAAGAGTGGGTACACGACGTATCCAAAAAAGACTTCGGCGATACAGAAGATGGAAAAGGGTGCCAAAAACGTGAGTGAAGCTACATCATGTGCACGAGTGAGTGTCATCTGCGAATACATGAGATGCTGTTTTTAAGTGTAGTGTCAAGAACGAGTGCATAACACAGGTGACCGTGATTTTAAATATTTACGTATAATAAAAATGGCTACGACTCACGGAAAATCTCTATTCGGACCTAATAGTGTCAAGAAGAATGCAAACTATCGCATGTATACACAGGCGCAAGTTAACAACATGAGGAAGACTGACAAACTCAAGATTAAAAACCTTGAAAACAAAATCAAAAACCTCGAAAAGCGCGTGAAAAAGTAATTATACTCATACTCATGAAGCTACATCATGAATAAGAATGATACGTTTCTTATTCATAGTGTACCGGGTATGCTGAGAGCGGGGTTCGAACCCGCGAGACTTGCGTCAGACGATCTTAAGTCGCCCCCCTTAGACCACTCGGGCATCTCAGCAATCACTGGTTTCTGGGAGGGAGGGGCATGGATTCAAACTGAACGGTAGTGGGTTCGAGAGTACCTAATAGATTTTCGAGGAGACCGCGACTTTCACGTATGGGTCGAGAAACATTCTCGAAGCGAGAAACACGGGACCGAAGAAGTTCACGTTTCACATTCACAATTTCTTGTTGTAGGGTTTCTACTTTTTCGAGTGCTTGTAAATAATCATTCGTGAGGTTGAGGAGATACACGTTCTGTGTTTCTCCTCCAAGTGCGTATAGACGTTTGATGTTGTCACACAGTTCCAGATATACCCCGTCAGGTAAACTGTCCCTATGCTCATCCACCAAAGTCATGATATTCCGGATTGGATCATCTGACGCCATGTTTGTATAAACCATTAAATCTTTAAGCATTTTGGCGGTGGTTCGAAGGCTGTCTGTTCTTTCAGTTCCTTGCGCTGTTTCATCTTCTTAATGTCCGCACCTTGACAATCATGTTTCGTTAGATTGATACAACTCGGACAAAAGCTACCCTCACAATAATTACAATCGATGGGAACACCACACTTCTTACGGCATAGCTGACACGGCATTCTTATTGTTAACTCGGATAAAGATTTTAAGTGACTTTCGTACAGAATGTCCCTCACTTACGCGTTCACCAAGCCAGTTGTTCCCACCGAGTACTCTCGCCTCAAGACAACCCTCAAGAAGTCTACAGCTGCGTATGGTACCGCTCTCAGTGCTTCGTACTTCATCACGCAGGGGGCTGACCAGGGTGTATCAGCCGTTTTGGGAGCCACCGCCTCGTACGCGTATGTGACCCTTCTATCAGATAGGGTGGACAAGTTTGAAAATTCGGCAATTCAGAAGGAGTTCTTGGCACCACTGTGTGCCGCCGCTTTTGAAGTGTCGTGGAATAACGCACCTTTCGCGTTTGACTTTGATTATGGAGCTACT